GGAGTTCAAGCTAGTCAGCGTCGTCCCGGCCTCGTTCATTGACGAGGTGGAACTCCGGACTCCCGGGTGGGTGGATCGCCGCCTACTCATGGCGTCCAGCTTCATAGATGCGCGTTTGTGCAAACGCTATGACGCGCCGTTCAAGCTTCCATATCCGCTGGCCGTCGTGGAGTGGTGTCAACGTATTGTGTCCGTGGACGTGTGGTTGCGGCGCGGCGTGTCCGCCACCGATCAGGAGTTCCAAGAATACAAGCTGCAAGCGGTCCAGGCGTTCGCGGATATCCGTGAGGCGGCGGACAGCGCGGAAGGATTGTTTGAGCTTCCGCTCCGCGCGGACACGGACGACGGCGCAGTGGCGCGCGGGTTCCCTCGCGTTCACTCGGAATACTCGCCTTATGTGTGGGCGGACGAGCAAGCACAGTTAGGCCGATCAGAGGATCAGGGACTTCGCTAACATGTTGACCGTTGACGAGATCATACAGCGCGTTCGCGCGGTCCCAGCGGCGTTGACGCTGGACGCCTGGCAGGAACTAACGGTTGCTGTCCGCGCTGTCTTGGAGTCCACGATCACGGCGCACACGACGCCGGACGGCGTTCCATGGGCGCCGCGCAAGCGCGGACATAAGCCTGTGTTGAACAACGCCGTGGACGCGCTTCGTGTGGCTACGGTCCGCGGAACGATCTGGATCCGCCTCGTGGGACCGGAGGCGTTGCACCACCGGGGACGCGCCAAAGGCAAAGTCAAACGCGAGATCATACTCACCCACATAACGGAACCTGTTGCGCTCGCAATCCACCGCGTCCTGTCCGCGAAGTTTGACGCTGTGATGAAAGGCAACGCAACCTAATGCCTAGCAAGCTTGGACTAGTGTGGTTGTTCGAGGAGGTCAGCGCGCGCCTGGCGGCGGACGGAACACCCGTCGTCAATCAGTTTGGCTGGCGCATTCCCGCGCAACACCCATACGGCAACCGGATTGCATGGGTACCGGGTGATCCCACTGGCGTCCTCGGACAGCTGGCGCCGCCACGGAACCCGGGTCAAACGCCGCGATCGCTCGCCACGTTGAACGAAGTATTTACCGTCATAATCAATGGCCAGGACCCGGCCGATCCTGAGAACGAGATCAAGCAATATGAGATCTGTCGGTACCTGCATGACGCATGGTTCCGCGCTGTTTATCAGGTGGCGTACGGGATATCCGCAATCCGCGCGGAGCAATGGATCACAGACAAGCTCGAGCGCCGCCACGGCGCCGCGTTGCGCGTCGTGTGCGAACTGCAAACGGTTATCCCTGACGCGCCGTTCCCTGATCAGGTTCCGCCGCCTGTTGTCGAGTACCCACCGGACGGAGATCCACGCCTGGCCGCGGATCTCACAGTCACGGAGTTAGATGTTGACGAACTGATTCACGTAACCGGAGACGATCCACCATGACGCTACCGCAAGTCACGATCACGGAACTGGACGGAGCGCTTGGCGTATTGCCGCCGTCCGCTGGACGCCTAACAGTTTTCCTCGGATGTTGCAGCGCCGGTCCGTTCAACACGCCGGCCACGTTCGCGCGTGTCCAGGACTTACAGGCAAACTTTGATCGCGGACCTAACGTGGAGGCGGCCGCGTTCTATATCGTGAACACCGGGCGCCCGGTGGTGTTCATTCGCGCGGCCGTAGGGAGCACAGCGCCAAGCGTTGGAGCTGTCACGAAGGTTGGAACCGGGACGAGCGTGATCACCGTGTCACCTGACGTGGGGGAACCCGCGGACGACTATCAATACAGGTTGCGCGTCGTGAACGGCGGGACCGTTGGAACGGCCGGGATCACGGTCCAGGGTTCACGGGACGGGGGATACACCTGGACTCCGGTGGTACCGCTCGGAACGCTGACGGAGATCACGACGGTTACAGGCGTTACGTTCCACATAGGACCCGGGACCATGGTGGCGGGTGACGTCTACTCCGCGGAGGGGACCGGACCCGTGTACGACTCCACGACGCTGTTAGCGGCGTTGAACGCGTTGTCTGTGTCCTCGATTGCGTGGGAGCAACTAGTCCTGACAGGTCCGATTATCGGAACGCTCGTGGCGACGATCGACACAGCGATCAACGGCCTCCGCGCCCATGGCCGGTATCGCTCGTGGGTGGGTTGCTACCGCATGCCGAACGCTGGCGAGTCCGAGTCCGCCTATCAGCTTGCGTTCAACGCGTCGTTCGGGAGCGCCGTGTCAATCGTGGGCGGAGTGACGGCCGGCGCCACACGCCTCGTGTCCGTGCTGGACGGCCGGGTTCCGCGGCGTCCCCTGTTGTTCGGGTTCATGGCGCTACAGGGCAACGTGTCCGAAGAGATCAACGTTGCGGACGTCAACTTGGGACCTATCCCGGGCGCGTTCATCTCGGACGGCAACGGCAACCCGTTAGAGCATGACGAGTCCCTCAACCCGGGGTTAGACGATAACCGCGCGATCACGGCGCGTTCGTGGGACGGTTACCCTGGCGTGTACGTGACGCGGCCGCGTTTGCTGTCAGGTCCAACTAGCGACTTTCAGATCATTCCGTACCGGCGTGTGATGAACCTGGCGGAGGACGCGTTGCGAATGTATTTCATTCGCCGCCTAAACCGGCCGGTCCGCGTGGACACTTCCACTGGATTCATCTTGGAGGCGGACGCCGTGGAGATCGAGGCCGGCGCCACGGAGACGCTCCGCGCGGCGTTGCTCGCCAAGCCAAAAGCCTCCGGAGTCCAGTTCGTCCTGTCACGCGTGGACAACGTGTTGGCAACCAAAACACTCACGGGACGCGCCCGGGTGATCCCGCTTGCCTACCCTGAGTTCATCGAGATCGAAGTCGGTTTCTACAACCCAGCGCTGGCTACGCCGGCCGCGGCGTGAGGGAAGGACTAACGCGTCATGCCTGACAATATCCGTGTAAATCAAAATCAGCTCTCATGGGGTTCCATTAGACTGATTATCAATAACGAACCGTTTTATGGATTCACAAGTATCCAATACGCGGACAAGCGCGAGCGTGTCAAAGCGTATGGAATGGGAAAACACCATGCTCCGCGTGGTAGATCATCAGGAAAATATTCAACCGAAAGCGTCAAGCTGACGGGTTGGAAAACGAGCGTCGCGAACGCGCGCGCGGCGCTGGCGGCGCTGGCGCCGGATCAACGGTCGTACGGTAACGTGGAGTTCATGATCAGCGTGTTCTATTCGGAACTCGAGGAACCTAACCAGGACGTCCAGATCACGGGATGCGTTTGGATCGGTTCCACTGTGTCCGAGGAAGAATCCCCGGACCCGTTGAAGGAGGACGTGGAGATCGATTGTATGGCGATCAAACGCAACGGGTTCACGTTGTATGACTCCACTGGCGAGGTCCCCGTATGACGAGCGCCGCGGACGACTTGGAGGCGAAGATCGCGGAGGTCCGCGCGCGCCGCGCCGCGCTGGCGGACGCGTCCGTTGCGCGGCAAACGCCCACCGTGGAGGAAACGCTAGCCACGGAGGAACGCGCGCTAGTGGAGGACGAGGAACTTGATCGCGCGGAGGAACAATACGGAGCGCGCGCCGTGCGCATGGTCCGGACGGAGGTGGGCGCCGTGATCCTCCGCCGCCCACACATTGCGGCGTTCCGGAAGTTCCAAGATGCTGGCGAACTCACGTCAGATCACGCGGAGGAACTAGTCCGATCGTGTTTGCTATTTCCGAGTAAACCGGAACTGGACAAGTTGCTCCGCCAGTTGCCGGGGATCCTAACGCAACTGGCGAGCGTGTGTGTTGAGTTAGCAGGCCACCGCAACGTCCAGCTAAAAGCAAAATAGACACTCTGCGCCGCGCCGCGCGTGGAGATCCGGAGGTTGCGGCGCGGTGCTTGCTCGCACTGATCGGTTACGAAGATCCGGAGCTGACAGGCCAGGCGGCGCAAGGTTACGCCGGCGCCGCCTACGTGGCGGAAGCGCTCCACGACTTGCGCATCATACGCCGGATCTTAGAAGCGCTCACTAAACCCGGGTGACGGCATGTCCACGCAAGATTACGCAACCTTCCGGATCGAAGCGATTGACGACGTTTCGGAACCTGTCGAGTCCGCCGCCAAGGCGCTTGAAGGTTTGCAGGGACAGATCGCCAAGGACACGCGCGCGTTGTCCGAGATGCAAAAGGCGCTGAAAAACTTGCGCGGCGCCGCCAACCCGAACGTGATGGAGATCACGAAGCTAGAATCTATTCTAGGCAAAACAAAACAACGCCTGGCGGAGACACAGCAACAGGTCCTGAATATGGGCGCCAAGTTTGGCGCCGCAAAAAAGTCCAGCGGTTCGTTCAAGGACAAGCTCCGCGAGTTAGCGGAGGCCGTCAAAAAACCCAAGACAGAGGAAGCTGGCGCCGGCGCGAAGTCGTTCAAGGACAAGCTAACGGAGCTGTCCAAAGTCGCCAGTGGCGTCCCGGGTCCCATGGGTTCCGTCCTGTCCACGGCGCTCCGGTGGGTGAGCGTGGCCGGGTCCGCGCGCCTCGTGACACTGGCGTTAGGCGGCGCCGTGATCGCCCTAGGCGTGGCCGCGTTGAAGGCGGCCAGCCACCTAACGGAGTTCGCAATCGCGGCCGCGAACGCGCGCCGGGACGAACTGTTGCAGCTTGAAGCCACAACAAAACTCCGGTCCGTGTACGCCACGACGTTCCGCCTAGGCCAGGACAAGGCGGAGGACTTACAGGTGGCGATCGATAAGGTATCCGCCAGCGTATCGATCTCCCGGGAGGAAGTTGCAGGCTACACAATGCAACTTGAAAAGGCCGGCGTCCGAGGGAAAAACATGGCGCCGGCGTTGCAAGCGGTAGCCATGGCCGCGTCCGGGTTCGGCAAGGAACAAGCGGATCGCACGCTCGCATGGTCCGCGTCCCTGGCGCTCACAGGCGGCAACGTCCAGCGCCTGGCGGACCGCGTGAAGTCACAGATCGGCGGAGTCGTGTCTAAGCAAATGCTTAGTCTAGAAGTCCAGCAACGCAAACTGGCGGAGTCACAACAGGCGCTGTTTTCCGGGATTGATATCAAGCCTTACTTGCAAGCAAAGAAAGGCCTCGCGGACCTCGTTAGTCAGTCGACTAACAGCGGCGCTGTGATGAAACGGATCCTTAGCGGCATCGCGCAACCGTTCATCAGCATCACCACGCTAGCGCTCCGCGGCGCAAAGATATTCTTTCAGGAACTAATCATATTCGCGTTGAAGTTCGAGAATAAATGGTTGGACTTCCGCCTGGCGATCAAAGGCGGCGGACGGGACGTTGGACAGATCTTCCGCAACATAGGCAAACTAGTTGCCAACAGTTGGTTGGACGCGGTGGTGGGACTCGCCAAGTTCGCGGCAAACTTTAGCCTGTGGGCCGTCAAGACAATGTTTCAAGTTAGTCTTGTGATCGCAAAGGCGTTTTGGGAGTTCGGACCACAACTAATCAAGATCGTCCCCGGCCTGATCTTCGGCGTGTTCGAGGCGATGTATGGCGCATGGGAGGCCACGGACTGGAAGTCCCTAGGCGTGTCCCTCGTGGACGGCGTGATTGAAGGCGTAAAGTCCATGGGGACCGCGCTGTGGTCCGCCTTGAAGGAGCTGGCCGCGTCCGCCGTCACCGGGTTCAAGACAACACTATTCATTCAATCACCGTCCAAAGTGTTCGCGGACCTAGGCGCACAGATCCCGGCCGGCGTCACGGTGGGCGTAAAGGCCGGCACACCGGCCGCGCAATCGAGCGTGGAGGACATGATCACGCCACCGGCCACCGCACCCACCGGCGCCGCGCGCGCGCTTGGCGGAGGCGGTCCGACAGTCAACATAGCCACGTTACAGGTGACAGTGGGTAAAGGCGCCAGCGCCGCGGACGCGCGGCCGGTGGCCATGGCGATCAAGCGCGAACTGGAAACGATCCTTCAAGGCCTGGCCGTTCAAATGGGAGCGCCTGTCACGTGACGTGGAACCCCATAGAAGATCCGACAGACGAATGTCTGTTGTCAGGTTACGCCACGCCTGGCTTGTGTGAAGTTGTGGGCGCGTCCTCGCCTCGCAAGTGGGACGAGCAAGCTGGTTACGCCATGACAGGCGCGATCCTGTTGTATCGCGGGACAGGCCTCGCACACTTTACGTTGCGGTTCAAGTTGTACACGCTGACGCATTGGGATCAGTGGGAGCTAATCAAGCCTGTCCTATTGCGCCCACCGGTGGGACGCCGCGCAAAGGCGCTGGACGTGAACCATCCCGTGTTGAACGAGGTAGGGATCTCGCAACTAGTCGTGGAGGACGTCACAGCGCCGGAACAAGTGGAGGACGGCGTATGGCAGATAGAAGTCAAATGTATTGAATGGCGCCGGTATTCGTTAGGCGCTTCTAAGCCTGACGGTTCGGAGGCTACGCCAGCGGACCCGCGCGAAGTGGAGATCGGCCAGCTGGACGGGGAAGCACAGCGCAAGCGCCTGGCGCTGGACGAGGGGAACCCATGACGGCCGCGGAGGACTCGGATCTGTATGTGAGCGTGAACGGCCTCCCGTGTTCGTGGGCGCGCGTCACGGTGGGTTATGTCGGACCGTGGCAAGCGGAGGTCCGGTTGTCCTCGGACGCGGCGTTGCCGGCGCGTTGCGTGGTTCGAATAGGGGAACTGTCGCTGACGGGTTCACCCGTCCCGGAGCTTGACGGCACGTATGCGTTGCAGCGGACCGCGCGGATCATTGGCGGCGCCGGTGGGTGGGGACGCGACGTCCCGGCGCTCGGATACCACAACGACGCCGGCGTAAAGGCGTTACTCGTGGCGCAGGACGCCGCGCGCGTCGTGGGTGAAACACTTGGGATCTTCACGCCCACGAAGGAGCGCATAGGACCGGACTACGCGCGCCAGGCCGGTCCCGCGTCCCGGGCGCTCGTGGACGTCGTGGGCGGCGCGGCGTGGTGGGTTGACTATGCCGGCGTGACGCAAGTCGGACCGCGCCCGTCCAGCGCGCCGGACGCGGCCACATACACCGTCCTCGCGTACGATCCAGCGGAGCGAACGGCCACGGTGACGGCGGACGATCCGTCCCTAATCACCGTAGGCGCCACGCTGGCGGAAGGCCTGGACGAGCCAGGTACGGTCCGCGAACTAGAGATCGTTGCGGGTGGCGAGGACAAGCTCCGGATCCATGTGTGGCTAGGCGGGACCGGCCAGGCCTCCGGGCGCTTGGCCGGACTGATCACAGCGATCACGGAAACGATCACGTCACAGCGTTTGTTCGGCGTGTACAGGTATCGCGTCGTCACGCAAGGCGCGGACGATCGCTTGGACTTGCAAGCGTTAGATCCGGACTTGCCGGACCTCCGCGCGATCTCGCCATGGCCAGGGATCCCGGGCGCGCGCGCCAAGATCGCGCCGGGTGGGGAAGCGCTTGTAATGTTTGCCGGTGGGGACCGCGCAGCGCCGCTCGTCATGGGTTACGCGCATTACGGCGCCAGCGGTTACACACCCGTGTCCCTGACGTTAGGTGGTGACTCCGGGTCCCCGGCCGCGCGCAAAGGGGACACGGTCAAGGTGACGTTGCCTCCGGGGACCTTGAACGGGACGTTCCAAGGCAACCCGATCACAGGCGTAATCACATGGAACAACGCGACCGCGGACGGAACCGTCACGTCCGGAAGTAGCGTCGTGTTCATTGCGCCTACCATCACAGCGCCGGCGCCGCTGGACGGTGACGCACCATGACACAACTGACAGATCACATTGCGGACGAGTTAGCGCTCCTAGGTCCGCCACTGGACCGCGTCCCACCGGACCGCAACGGATACGGCGTGGACCTGTCGTGTATCGTGGACCTGACGCCGGCGCTGGACGAGGTGGCGCCGGACTCGCCTAACGCCGTTGCGGAGGCCGTGATCCGCCGCCTGATCACTCCGCGCGGAGGCGTGATTGACGACTTGGCGTATGGGTATGACTTGCGCGCGTACTGCAATCGAGGCGTGACGTTAGAGCAGATCTCGCGCTTGCAAGCACAGGTCCGGAGTGAGGCCTTGAAGGACGAGCGCGTGGCCTCCGCCATCGTCGCGATCACATACGTCACACGTTCGAACGCATTACGCGTTCACTTGCGCGGCATGTTGAAGGACTCGCGCGAGTCCTTTGCGCTCGTGTTTTTCGTGACGGCGGACGGGATCCAGTTGCGAGAAAGTATCGACAAACATGGCTAAGCTAACGATCGCGGAGCTGACGGTTCCGCTTACACGCGCGGAGGTCCAGGCCTCGATATATGACGTACTGGCCGCGGTAGGCGTCAACACGTCCGCATGGAAACCCGGATCCGTAGTGCGGACCATGATCGTGGGTGTGAGTTCCGTGTTCGCGGCGTACTCGTCCCTGATGGCCAGCATCGCGCGGTCCGGGTTTCTCGAGACTTCGGACGGGGAATGGCTGACGCTCGTGGCGTGGTACGTGTACGGAGTGGAGCGCCGGGCGGCGTCCAGCGCGGCCGGGGACGTCGTGTTCACGCTGACGGGTGGCGCGATCTACAACCTGGATCCCGGGGACGTGATCGTCCGCAACGCCACCACCGGCCACACGTACCGCAACACGGAGGCCTTCACGCTGGACCCGGCGCATCCGATCGCGACGGTGGGCGTGGTGGCGACGGAGGCCGGGACCGCGTCCAACGCGGACGCACACGCGATCTCACAGTTAGTCACCGGCCTGTTAGGCGTCACCGTGGACAACCCGGTGGCGTTGTTCGGCGCTGACGTGGAGGGGGACCCGTCACTTCGCCAGCGTTGCACGGAACGCCTAGGCGCCTTGTCACCCATGGGACCATGGGATGCATACAGTGTGGCGCTCCGCAATGCTGTTAGACAGGACGGGACTAACATCGGCATAGCGCGGATCTCGCTCGTGGTTGACGGTTACGGACACGTGGACTGTTACTGCGCCACGGCCACCGGCGCCGTGACGGGTGACATGACGGACCCGGCCACGGACTTGGGCGCGGCGCAACTGGCCGTCCTGCAAAACGCGGCGCCGCAAGCTGTCACAGCGCGCGTGTATGGCGCAACGGAACTTCCGCTTGCCGTGACGTATTCCGTTTGGATGTACAACACGACAGGTCAAACGGTCGTACAGATCACGGACAGGATCCACGACGCGATCGTGGCGTTCATCCGGGCGCAACCGGTGGGCGGCAACGTGATCGATCCAGCGTTGCCGGGTCACATATTCATTGACGCGTTGCGCAGCGCGATCGCGGCCACGTACCGGGAGATCTTCCATGTTGAAGTCACAGCGCCGCCCACCGATCAGGCGCTGACGAAACAACAGGTGGCCACGGTGGGAGCGATCACAGCAACCCAGATCGTCCAGGTTCCGCCACCGGAAGCGTTCTATTCATGACAGACACAGCGCCTGACGAGGTCATACTAACGTACCGGGACACGTTGTGGCGCCTGTCGCCGCCGTGGCTACAGACAGGCCTAGCGCAACAGATCCTGTATTCCATCGCGGTCCAGCTGGACGCGGCCGGGGATGCACTCGTGGCCGGCGTGAAGTTGCGGTTCCCTAACCTGTACTCCGCGGAGTCGTTAGGACCGATCGGCAAGGAACGCCGGATCCGTCGTGGGTTGTCCGAGGGGGACGAGCCATACGCGTCACGCCTGATCCGGTGGTGGATTGATCACAGGACCCGCGGAGGTCCGTACGCGTTGCTGCAACAGTTGTTCTATCACTACTCACCGAACACGTTTCCGATCGTCCTGTTGTACAGGTCCGGCGCGTTGTTCGTCATGGACCCGGACGGGACGATCACACCTAACGTCAGCGTGTCCAGGAACGTTGCGCAGTGGGCGCGGTGGGTGTTGTTGTACTTCACGGACAGCGTCACCATGGCGGACGCGGAGGACTTGAAGATCATTCCGCGCGAATGGATCGCGGCGCACTGTCTAGGTGAGATCATTTTGATGCCACCTGGCGCGCGCCTGTGGGGTTATCCGCGCGGACGCCTGTGGGGAAACTCGGAACTGTGGGGAAGCGGAGCGGACGGCGGACGTATCCCGGTGGGAGGCTAACAACACATGGCTAAGGTACTAGTTGAAACACCCGTATTCGGGTCCGAGACGGTCACGGTTCCGGAGCTGACGGATACCATGGACGACTCCGCGCTAGTCGTGGAGGCGTTTTCACAGGTGTTTGCGAACCGCTCACAGTGGTTGAAGCAACGCATAACAAGTTACGTTGCGCTGTTAGCAGGCAACAACGTGTTCACCGGGACGAACACGTTCAACGCGGCCGTGATCGCGAACAACGGGATCAGTGCGACGGACGGATCCTTGGAGCTGAACGGGACGTCCGTTCGCGTTGCTGGCGCGCTGTCCGTGTCCGGAGGGATCACGGCGCCGGACGGGACCGTGGAGGTAACGTCAGCGCTCGTGGCGCAGTCCACGATCAAGGCGACAGGCGCGATCACTGCGAACGGAGGGATCCGCGCGGACGACGGGACCGTGGAGATCACGAGCAACGTGGCCGGCGCTAACATCGCGCTGACGGGGAACCTAACCTTCCCTAACGCAACTAGTGACATTGTATACACGGCCTCGTCCTTGCCGCTCCGGTGGCTAAACATCCCGTTGCACATGGGACGTTTGATCGGCGCGGCCGGACATTATGACGACTTGTTCGATACGTGGGGACTGACAGCTGGCGGCGGACCGGCAACCATTCGGTTCCCCGTGCTTGGGTTGCCTCGTGGTGCGGTAGCGATCTTGTTCGGCGCGGCGTGGCGCGCGCATGCGATGGCCGCGGCCAACACGATCACGTTACGCATGAACTCGCAAGCGGCGTGGACGGCGGACCCGGCCGCGCCTACGGACCCGGTGGATCTTGGGACGATCGATCAGGCGTCGTTTTCTGCAACACAAGTTGTCCACACGTGGACGTCGTTTTTGCCGGCGCTCCACACAGTCAACAACGCGACGGACGCGTACTTCATAGACATAAAACTAATGGACGGTCCGAACAACGCGTTGTTCGGCGTTCGCGTAGGCTACTTGGATCCCGGCGCGCGGAACGGGTGAGGTGACACAATGAGTTTTCTAGACAGGATTCTGGCCGGTACACCTATCAGTGAGATCGCTACGGACGCGGGTCCGCCTGTCGTCCTCACAGGCAACACGCCGAACGCCGGAGACACGATCGTTGCCACCGGACCGGACTCCGCGGAATGGGCGTCCACGCCGGGCGGCGGAGTGATTGCCGGCAACGGGTTGTTACTCACGGCCAATACGCTAAGCGTCAAGCCAGCGCCAGGCGGTGGCCTCGTGGTGAGTCCGGCCGGCGTGGCTGTCCAGGCGCTGGCGACAGACGCACAGCATGGCAACCTAGGCGGCGGAGCGCTCCACGCGCTGGCCACGGACACGGCGGCCGGGTTCATATCCCCAGCCGAAAAACTACGCCTGGCAAGCGCGGCCGTCGTGTCCGAGGAAGCGCCGTTGCCGAACGCCGGCGCGGCCAGCGCTGGCGCCGCGGACGAGGCGAGCGCCGCGGACCACACCCACCCGAACGACTGGAAAGGCGCTTGCCGCGCCGTGTGGGTTGACGAGGATCGGGACCCGGACGCCGCGCCGCTATACGCGGACGGCGTTGGACCGCTGGCGGCCGGGGACCGGATCCTGTCACCTGGCGTGGGCGTGTATGAAGTGGTGACGCCAGGGACCGGCGCGAACGGCGTGTGGGCGTATGTTCCGAGCAACGTCACAACGCATTCTGTTTTGTGGGTGGCGGAGGGGGACACGTACGCCGGAACCGTGTGGCGTGGCGGAGTGGGTGAGTCCGAGGGGGAAGGACCGTTCGCGCATTGCGGACCGTTCGTAACGTATCGTCCGCCGTGTCACTTCGTGTCGCTGGACGATCAAACGTTGTTCGGCGTCCCGGGCGCGCCACTGTCCGCGCCGTCCGCCTCGTCCTATCCATATCCGGACGCTGGCGCGCGCGTCCTGCTAACCGGCCAGGACGACGCCGCGGAAAACGGTCCATGGGTGATCATGGACGGACCATGGATCCGGCCGGAGGACTTCGCGCGGTCCGCCGATATCGGACCCGGGATCCAATACGTGATCACGTACGGTTACCCATTCCAGGACGTCCCGTCCAGTGGCGGACTGTGGTCCATGGACGACCCGGGTGAGCCGTTTGTGTTAGGCGTGACTAGTTCGTCCTGGACACACGTCAACGGGACCGCGGGATTAGAGATCGGTTTCGGACTGATGTTTGTCAACGCTGGCCGCGCGTTGGAGGTCAAGGTTCATCCGACGGACGGATCGATCGTAATCGACAATCCGCAAGGCTTGCGCGTAGGCGTATTGAAGACTGACGTCCAGCATGGCAACCGCGGAGGCGGCGCGATCCATGCGGACGCCACCACGACGGTTAGCGGGTTTTTCAGCGGACCGGAGAAGGTAAAGCTAGCAGGCATTGCGGCCGGCGCCGCGGCGCTAACAACAACACTCCCGACACAGATCCAAGTGATAGGGACTGCCGTTGCGGGTGTGTCTACGGACGCGGCGCACAGGGATCATCAGCATAGCGTTGCTGTCGGCACAGCTAGCGCGCTGACGCCCGGAGGGAGTAACTCCGCGGGTTCCGGAGCGAACTTGATCCGGGACAATCATATCCACGCGCTTCCGGCGTTTGGGAGCGCCTCCGGTACATTCGCGCAAGGCAACGATTCACGTTTCGGAAAAGCCAGCGTCCTGTCCAGCGCGGGTGACGTATCTATCGCGGCCGCGGCCGCGCCCGTGCAAGGCCAGGCGCTTACAGCCAACGCGGCCACGACTGCCGTGTGGGCGTTCGCGAACAACGGAGGTGTGAATCAGCTCCGGTTGAGTGTGTCTAACTCGCAATCTGTCCCCACGACGGACGTCCCCACCGCCACCGCAATCTTTCTGATACCGCATAGCGGCGCCGCGATCTCCCTGTGGAGTACGACACTCAATCAATGCATTACCATGATCACGTCCGGCGTCACGCTGAACCTTAGCGGGTTGACGGTTGACGCCGTGTATGACGTGTTCGCGTACCTGTCGAACCAGGCTAACCCGTTTGCCGGAAACGTCGCCATTGAGGCGTTGCAATGGACGTCCAGTTCCGCGCGCGCCACGAGCGTCATACGCAACACGGCCACCGGGTTTTATGTGAAGTCCGGGGACGACTCCCGGCGCTACGTGGGAACCTTCCGCGCGCGCGCCGCGAACTCTATTTCATGGCATCCGAACGGAAACGACGCGAGTCCTCCGCGCGTGGATCTGTGGAACCAGGACAACCAAGTCCCGATCATGTCCTCGTTTCAGTTCACGGCCGCCACGTATGCCGTGTCCGCGGCCAGCGCCTGGCAAGTGTTAGGCAACGCGAAGCTGGAGTTCGTACAAGGCCAACTAGGATCACCCGTGTCCGCGGTGGGTGTTATGTCCACTAACCATGCAAGCGCCGGCAACGAAGGCAACGCCGTGTTCCTACAGGACGCCGCGCTATCAACGCCCGTTGGCCTTCGCGGCAAGTTCAAGCTTGGCGCCGCGAACGAGACGGGACAGATCACGCCGGCGCTGCAATGGCTGCCCACGAGTATCGGGTCCAGGACCTTGTCCATGGGGTTACTGTCGAACGTCACGACGCAAGTGTTTTACGGGACGGACGGTGGCGGCATGCAATCCGGGTTCAACACAACGCTCATGTGTTAGCGCGCCTCGTCCGCGGGTGACGGCGCCGGGACGGACCCGGGCGCGCCCACGTCCTCCGCCAGCGTGGCGAGCAACGCC